TCAGGCATACACAATCACTACAGGGACCGAAGTTGAACTTTCTTCCGATACCCTTGGAACAGCTTCTTACATCGAAGTAACAGGCGGAACCGCAAATGCCGTCCTGGTTTTCCCAACGGCTGAAGTCCAGGGAACAGGCAACGTTGCTGATGTGACTCAGGTCACACCGGCTGAAATTGCCGCAATGATCACCATTCTTCCTCCATCTGCTTCTGGAACAGCAACAGTAATCACCGGGGACAAGGTTCGACTGGCATCTGGCGCAACAGGGGCAGCAGCAGAGGTAGAAGTTGAAGCAACTACCGTTCAGCGAGTGGTTGTTTTTACTCCTGGTGTTTATCTTGGATCTGCTGCTGGGACAACGAACACCCTCGAAGTGGATGGAAAATACGAGGGAACATACGGCGATTCCGTTCAGGTCAAGATCACGGCTGCGACAAGCCTTGAAACTGACGAATTCAACATGGAAGTTTACGAGGGTGGTTCCCTTGCGGAAGTGTTCCCGAACCTTTCCATGACGGATACCGACAGCAACTATGTTGAAGACGTTATCAATGACGTTGATACAGGCTCGCTGCTCATTGCAGTGATTGATCTCGATTCTCTGGCATCGAGCCCAAACGATCTTCCGGCACTTGGATCCTACACTTTAACCGGTGGAGATGACGGGCTCGTCGGAATCGTCGATGTTGACTGGATCGGAAGTTCCGCAGGAGGGACAGGGTTCTACTCCTTTGACAATGTCCAAGACATTGCGATTGGACCCCTGGCTCCAGGGCGATGCACAGCGGCTGTCCAGAACGCTCAGGTTGCTTACGCAGCAGTAGACCGTAAGGGTTCGATGTTCCCGATTCTCGGTCCTCCCGCTGGCAACTCGAAGACGCAGATCGTTACATACATCGGCACGACTGCAAGTCTGGAGAACTCATCTGAATTAGGCGCGTTCTACTGGCCCAGGGTCAAGGTTCTCAATCCATCGACCGTGGTCTATGGAGAGGTGACCGACTTGACAGTCGATCCGGTAGGAGCAATTGCGGGAACATATGTTCGCACAGACAACGCCCTACCCGGTGGAGTGTATCGCGCTCCTGCCGGTTTAGAATACGGTCAGTTGATCGGTGTGACAGGACTGGAAAATGAAGACGTTCTCAACGAAGCGGTTCGTGATTACGTTGTTCCTCACCGTATCAACCCCATTACGACCTTTCAAGGTGCTCCCATCTTTATCGATGGCCATGACACTCTGAAGGGCAATGGGAACTTCCCGAGCGTTCCAGAACGCCGTGGGGTCATTTACATCGAACAGACCGTAAAACGCGGGTTGGAAGTCTTCCGTCATGCTCCCAACGATGCAACCACAAGGGGCGAGGTTGGGCAGACCATTTACGCCTTCCTCATCACTCAGATGCGTCTACGGGCATTCCGGTCAAACGATCCCGATACGGCCTTCTCGGTGGACGCTTCCAGCGCCGTCAATCCGCCTTCGGACGAATTCGCTGGCAAATTGACGGTCAAGATCTCGCTTGCTACAAACAAGCCAAACAAATGGATTGTTCTGGTCTTTAGCCAGGATGTTAGGGCTCTTGAGGAAGAGATAGCGAATTCGTAGGACGGCGTTGAACGTCGACCTCGTTAAAGTTTGGAGGGAAATCAAATGGCAATTATTGGTCAGCTTCGCCGATTCGACCTTAAATATAATTTTGAGGTTCTGATTGGTGGAATCACCAACATGGGTTTCGCTTCTTGTTCAGAGCCTTCAGCGGCCATTGGTGAGGCTCAACTATGGCAGGGTGGCGGATTGATACCAATCAAAGAGCCGACTCGGCTCACTTTTTCTGACATCACGTTAGAACGCGGAAGTTCGCGAGACACGACGATTTGGAGTTGGTTTAAAATGTGTGCGAATGCTGCTGCCCAGGGCGGCACATCCGGGCAAGGCTCCGGGTTAGGTTTTCCTACTTCGTACAAGCGTCATGGCTCAATAATCCAAAAAGATCGCGGCGGAATTCCAATCGAGAGAATAGAACTCTTTTGGTGTTGGCCAAAAGAACTTAGTCTTGGCGATTTCAGCAATGATTCTGACGAGTTCAGAATGGAAAAGCTGGTTCTCGCTTTTGACTGGTTCGATAGAGTTCCTCTAACAGCGATATAACATCCCAGTTGTTAGGGATGTAAATTTAAAGTAAGTTAAAGCAGAGGAGGCAAGATGCCGACTGAGATCACACTACCAAGCGGACTCCGTGGAACGATTCGAGAACTTGGAGTTAGGGAGGAGAATATCCTTTCTGACCCAAAACTTGCCCGTAACGGCAAGAACTTGCACAGAGTCTTGGAGAACTGCTGGGAGGAAACTCTCGATCCTGGGATCTACAAATTCGAAGACGATAAAATCGATCCAGGGGCGCTCCTTCAGGGAGACGCCCTTGTTTATTTGGTGAACCTCCGTATTGCGACTTATGGCGAAGAGTTCATCTTCGACATTAACTGTCCTGCGTGTGGAGTCAAGATCCCTTGGGAACTCAATCTGCGCGAATATTTGGAAATGAATATCAAGCCTCTTCCAGAAGAATCTAAGTCGATCTTGAAAGCAGGTGGGCTCTTCGAATTTGTCCTTCCGAAATGCGGAAGAAAAGTCAAGTTCGGGCTTGTCACTCTCAATGATGAATTGCGATTCCCGCAGGTTCGTCGTCAATCTCCAGACCGTCTCAGTTCTATCCTTCTTGATCTTTCGGTCAAAGAAATTGAAGGGATAGAATTTAAGAGAGCCTTTCTCGGTAGCGAGCCGTGGTCAAAGAGAGAAGGGGTTGTCCCAGAATATATGCTTTCTTCTGACGCCAATGACTTGCGTAACGAAATGGAAGAAGTTAACGGCGGACTGATAACGCAGTTTGAAGTTGAATGTGTGACACATGGTGAGGTATCGGTCGAACTCCCTTTTCAAAACAACTTCTTTCTGCCAAAGAAGCTGAAGCGATAACAGATCAAGTTCGCGGGTTAAATCCGCGTAGGTTTTTTGAACCGTGGAAATTCTTAAACACGGAAGTGTTTGTTGGATTTGAGGCCGGGTGGGCAGAGATCTTTGAACTCTGTTACATCCCAGTCTTTGGTGGAGGATTTGGGTTCGGCTACGAAGAAGCAGTTAACATGACGGCATCAGAAAGAAGACGAGCGTTGAATTGGTTAGAAGATCGCAAGAATCAAGAAAAGAAGGCTTTCAAGGGTGGCAGTGGCTCAGGCTCAAGTCCATCTTCTCTTGGGATTGATCCTCCTGAATCAATGATCGCAGGACCAAAGATGACAACACCGCAACCTCCAACAAGGAGTTAACGAAGTGGCAATGGGACTGAACATGCGTGGGTTCGGGTTCATCTTCTCCGCGTTTGACTTAGCGTCACCCGTGATGAGCGGTCTATCCAAGTCGCTACAGAAATTGGGCCTGATTGGTGAGAACACTGCCGAGAAGTTGGCGAACGTTGGTGCGGGTCTTCGCGTGATGGCCGTTGGCATGGGTATCGCTGCCGCTGGCATCATTGGTCTTATGGGATTAAAGAAGTTAGGAGACGTAGCCGGAGAGTTCGAATATAGGATGGCTGCGGTCAAACAGATCACCCAAGTCACCGACGTAGAGTTTCAAAAACTCCGACAATCTACGATGGAACTTGGACTTTCGATGACGCAGTTTGCCCCAGAAGATGCAGCCGAAGGGTTGCGAATCTTCGCACAAGCAGGTTTTGAAGCCAATGAAGCAATGGCTGCTTTGTCTCCCACGATGGACTTGGCTGCTGCGTCTATCGGTCAATTAGGGCTTGACGATGCTGCGGGACTAGCGGTTTCCGGGTTAAAACTGTTTGGTCTTAAATCAACCGAGACTCGACACCTAATGGATAGGATGGCCCAGGCAACCATTATGTCGAGTTTGAACTTCAAGGAACTGCCTCTGGCTGTTGGTGTTGCCGCTCGTGGTATTATCGCCGTCAATGCAACTCTTGAAGAATCGCTAATTGGTATCGGCCTTGTTCGCAATATCATTCCGACAACTGAATGTGCCGCTACAGCCTTTGCAACGTCGCTTGAAAAAATCTCTTCTAAGAAATCGAGAAAAGAAATCGAGAAACTCGGCGTTGGAGTCCAAGACCTTGCTACTGGCGGTTTCCGACCGGTCATGGACATCATCTCGGATCTAACGTTCGAAAT